ATGCAGACCAACAAAGGTCTGACGCTGAAGATGGAGGCTGTCCCTGTTGGCTGGGATGGCTGGGCAACGTTGGCTGAACCGAAGGCACGAGACGATGGACCGCCATTTTGATGTAACTGAAATCCTTGCAAATCGCGGAGAGCGTTATGGGACGTTTGAAACCCATTCGACTATCTCCCAAGCACTCAAGTCTGTTCTGTTTAACTCACGCAGCGATCTGGTGCTTAAATCAGACCAACGAGAGGCGCTTGAGATGATTGCTCACAAACTCGCAAGGATCATCAACGGAGATCCCGACTATGCCGATAGCTGGATCGACATAGCGGGTTATGCTCAACTCGTAGCAGACCGTTTAGCTAGGAGACTTGATTAACTGTAGCGCATGGGAGCGGACTTCCTCCACCCTCCGTTCCCAGCCTTTCCCAAACGTCTCCCAGGTCTTGAGTTCCTTCAGAAACGCTAAACGCTTATCGCAGTACATATTGACCAGATCGGCAGGAACGATAGCCTGTGCAACACGCAGAGTCATCGGACCGATAACACCGTCTGGCTGAGTGCCGCACGCCTCCTGGAGCCACTTAGACGCTCTGCCGACACCACTGTTGACGGACGCATCAAACACGCAATAGTCGATCCCTGCTGGCAATTCATCGCCTTTTACACGCTGCCAGTATTTCTCTTGGTAGAGCGGAGCAACCATATCAGGGGTTAACTCGCGCATCGTCTTTTCGTCTACGTCGTGCTTGACCCACTCCTCCCATACACGCTGGGTGACTCCCAAGTTAGTTCTGCCACCAGGATCTGATGGATGGTTAACATATCCACCTTCCGACTTCAGAACGTGCGCGAGTGCGTCTTGCCAAGTTTCTTTCATTTCTTCATCAAGTCCTTAGTTTGACTACTATTGGACGATCCCAGCCAAAAGTTGTACACGCTTGCAGTCTCACGAGCCAGCACACCCAGCAGCAGCATCATTACGTCTGAGCCTGTCAGCGTCATGTAGCCGAGCGCAGAGCCTACAAGCAGACCGAAGAAGCCAGCAACGGTAACAATAGACAGCACAGCAGGAATCTTGCTCCTGGTGGCTACCTGCATCTCCCGAGCGGACTTTGTGTTCTCAACGTTTAGCTCAAACAGCTTAGTCTGCTGAGCCATCCGAGCGAGTTCACCGTCCTGCTCCAGCTTTGCCAGTTCTCGCTTCGCAGCTTCAGCAGCAGCAGGGTCAGGCAAGACTCGATCGAGAATCTTGCCGCCAACCTCAAGCAGTGGGCCGAGTGGAATCATCGCTATCCTTTTTGTTCATAAGATTAGCCGCAGCATACGCACCCTTACGGCCCACAATCCCACCGACAGCGCCGATACATAGCAACATGATGTCTTTCAGGATCGCCATGAACTGAACGTCAATCGGGCTGATCTTCTCCATGTCGTGCTCTACAAACAGAACACCGAGAATGATGCCGATCACGCTTGCAACCAGAATGCCAGTCAGCGACAGTGCAATGACTGCCCAAACGCGAGTTTCGAGTTCTTCCGTCGTCATTCTCATTGACTGATCTCCGCTAACGTCACCATCATAAGAACGATGGCGAGCATGACAACAACAACGATTTTCAATGCCCAGGCCATGCGTCAACGATGTAGCTGACAAGGTGATACAAGATTATGCTACCGGTGCCAAGCACTACAGCAATCAGCATTCGTTCCTTGCGCTGCTTGAGACGGAGAGCGGCATCCTCCTCGGCCTTGCGCTTAGCTGCTAGCTCATCGGCTTTGCGTTTCTGCACGATGGCATTGTGCTCGCGCTGGATCTCGTCCCAGATGTCAGCCTGACCAGACCAGATGAGATATTGCTTTAGCTCGTCTGTCATCTCGCGCACCTTTTTAGCAGCGATGACAGCCTCTAAAGCCTCCGACATTGCGGACTTTTGTTTCTCTGGTGGTAGCTTTGCTCGTTCCTCTGTTGACGCTTTCTGTATTTGATCCTGTGCGTCAAACAGCGACATAAACTCACCCAGGCAATCCTTGGCATCTTTGCCAACCTGGATGGCCTGCTTTATGCCTGCGACCGCAGCTTGTGCAGCAGCAAGTGCGACCGCAATCTCTACCATCTCACACCTTCATGACAAGCCCGAGCAACAGAGCAATAATAAACGCTGCACTGCCAATCAGCATCTGTTCAATGCGCTTTAGCCGAGCGTTGTTGGCGTCGAACTGAAGTTCAATCCGGGAATACCGTTCCGCGCAAACAGCCTCGTGCGTGTTCAATTTGGCATCAACCTCAGAAGCATTCATGTCTTAATGATGAAGTAGACACCCAGGTAGGGCGGTAGATTGGCGTTGGTGCCAGACGATCCGGTTGATCCTGTCGTGAATGTATGATTGTGACTGCCCGCAGAACCGGATTGATAATCAGCATTATCAACGTAAGTGCTGTGAACAGGATATTCAAACGGACCGCCAGGAGAGCCACCACGTTGAAATACAGTGTGCGTATGGTCGCCAATCGTACTAGTGGTGCCGGTATGAGTGTGGCTTACAACGATGGCATCCTTGCTACCACCCGTTGAGTTGGCACTGTACGTCGTCCCAGCACCAACAGGGAAGCGATCCCGGAAGTCTGGCAGGTTGAACGTGGTAGACCCGTCCCCCGCTCCGAATGCCGTCCCAATCACCGCAAACAGCGCGGCATAGGTGGACCTAGACACCGCAGATCCGTTGCACAGCAGGTATCCGGTTGGAGCGGAAGCAGTTCCCCACATCAGCATCCCGCCTGTCGGAACATAAGTCGGAGTGGATGACACCCATCCGCTACCGTCCGAGGTAAGGACGTTGCCTGACGTACCAGGGGAGGAGAGTCCAGTACCACCACCAAGTGCTGACAGTTGGTTAGATGATTGATTTCCAGCCTGGAAGTCCTTCAACTGCGACATCAACTCCCGGATAGCATTGTTGATAGACGCTGGAGGACAGTTCTCCGCAATGTTGATCCCGTCAATATCCGTGTTGTTGTCGGGATTGGTGTCGAACTCGCTGATCTTTGTCTTTGCCATTATTCCACCTCAACCTGCGGAGCAAGCAGACCACGGCCAGCAGCAGGAATGTTGAACATTGTAGGCTCGCCACGCTGAAGCGGTCTACCCATTAGGATCTGATTGATAAGATCGTCAACCTGTCGTTGCATCATCTGTTCAGACGCACGCCTAGCAGCCAATCCAACAGCAGGAACACCGACAGCAGCAGCAGGACCACCAATAACATAGCCAGTGCCAGCAGATAACGGGGCAGCAATTACACTGGTCGGCGAGAACTTGCCCATGATTCGCAACATATTCTGCAAGTTGCCACCACGAGCAATCTGCTTGATTTCCGCCTGTTCATCAGCAGTAAATTGACGCATCCTGTTTTCATTGTTTGCTAGTCGACGGAACTCTCCACGCAAAGCATTCTCATATCCAGACTGCGTATAAACACTTCCACCTGTTGTCTGTGCTCGATCAACCATCTGCTCAAATACGTCAGCCTTGGCGTTGCGACTCCACAAATTTCTAGCAGTACGCAATTCACCAATGCCAGCTTGATTTCCAGCAACAAGATCAGGAGCGCCAAGGTTGCCGACATAATCGTCAATCTGTCGGACAATCAGTTTCCCGAGCCTTCTCTCGTCTCGCTCATTCGACGCTGCTGCACCAGATGCAACACGGCGCAACCTTTCAAGCTCGTCCAATGTTCTAGGTTGTTGCCCTTCCAGTTCCAGCCGGTCAAGGACAGCCTTTACACGGGGATGTAGACCAGGATCGTAGCCAGCATCTGCTACTTGCTTGGTAATGTTGCCTACAGCCGTTTGTAAGCTATTAGGCGAAACAATCACTCCGGCCTGCGTTGCACGCTCATAAGCGTTCTGCGACTCAGCACGCACTGCTTGACGAGTAGGGGCAACCTCTTGCTCTCCTCTACGAGCGCCAACAACACCACCCGTCAACATACTTGCCAGCATTCCAGCAGTGGGTGACTCAGTGACTTCTCCGACAGCCTCGCCAACCGGAGCAGCGACACCACCAGCAGCGATTTGTGCGGCAGGTTGAGTAGCGGCAACACGAGCCACTTCTCTACCTGTTGGCGTGATCGCAGTAGTTGCAAGCCTTGCAGCACCTGGAATCTGTGCAATTGGAGCAGCAACCCCGCCGCCAGCAGCTTGAATCATTTGCTCTGGCAACGTTTCTGCTTTTGGTAGGCCAATCATCGTCCCAAGCGACTCAATCGCTTGCATCGGTGTTGGGACTTGATACTGCTGTGGCGCAATCATGTTGTACAACTGCGTCAAGGCTTCGGCAGCAGGGACCGCAATGCTTCCCGCAAGCATTCCAACCGGACCAGCAGGAGCGCCTAACGCAGCACCAGCGGCAACCGGCAATGCTCCTCGTGCTACAAGTCCAGGAATTCGACCAGCGCGTTCTAGCGTGGTCCTTCCAGCAGTTGCAAAGTCAAGAATCTCTGTTGGTGATGCACCAGTTTTTACTGACTCAACAACTTTCGGAGACAGATTGTTTTCAGTAATAAACTGAACAATCTCAGCGTCCGAGTAGCCTTGAGAGCGAGCAGCGGAAATTTTTTCTGCAAGGCTTGCCATTACGGCCTCCCCCAGATTTGTTGAAGCGACTTACGCTTAGCTGGCTCAGTCACAACTCTGGTTTCAAATACAGTGCTAAGCGTCTTGTTAGGGCCAAAGTCTGTTTCGTATGAGTTACGAAGCAGTCCAAGACTCTCATCAGATACTGCAATCAGTTGTCGAAGTTGATCGCGGATAGCATCAAAACTCTGAGCTTGACTAAGGTTTGCTTGAATATTCTCAAACCTTGACCCTTCTCGCTCAGTTACACCACCAACACCTGAGCCATTTGGAGACGCGTTGCGTAGAGCTTGCAATCCAGCCGTAAATGATCGATTACGAAGGTTATCAAGATCAGCCGCAGCATTGGCAGCAGCAGACCCTTTAACCTTTGCCATCAACTCACCGCCAAGACCAACTGCCTGAGACAATCCACTTTCATTGTTGAGTAGTTTTTGTGCTGTGTCGCGCAAATCTCGAATATCTCGAACAGACTGAATCGCAGCATTAAGCACTTTTGGCTGTGCCGCTTTTAGTTCGTTCCGCAATTTCAACGGGACAGTCGGATTGCTAACTGCTGGATTGTCGATGCTTGATTGAACGAATGCAGGTTCACCAGCAATCGGAGAAACAGCAGGAGTGGGCACAGGTTGAGCAACAGCGGCAGGAGGTGCAGCGACTGGGCTAATAGTTGGAGCCACAACAGGTGCAGCAGACGGAACAGCACCAGTGCTAATTAACCGACTGCCAAGCGCACGAACTTGCCCCGTAAGATCCTGACCAGTTTCAGTCCTTACCGCTTCAGCTCTAATCGCAAGATCCATCAAGTCACGCGGACTTGGCTGCATCTGGAAATTGAACGCTTCAGTCAGTTGTTCTGGTGACAGTCCCGTTGTTTTTCCGAACTTAACCTGAGCGTAAATATTGCCTGCATCATCAAGTTTCGGGGCAGTTGCGGCAGTCCAAACAGCTTTAGGCTCAGTTCGACCAGTAGGATCAATCTGAATGACAGTGCCATCAGGAAGTTTTTCGTACTTGAACTTACCCAACCCCGTTGCAACTTCTTGTATTCCAGTAGGAGTCCGCTGGAAAAGACGCTCCTCTGCCCCAAGTTTTATTTCTTCCGGGGCAGAAAGTTTACGATACGCCTCAACAATAGGCAGGATCTGAGCGGCAGCACCAGGAGCCTGTGTCAAAACCGCTTGCAAAGTATTCAGATTAAGTTGAGGCTGACCAGTCTGAACGCCAGCACCCGGAAGAACGGTTCCTTCGTCATCTCGCTGCGGGAATGTCGTAGGCTGACCGTAGAACGTCGGCACCTGCTGACCAGGGGTGAGGATCTGCGGTAGCAACGTCCTCGCCACTTCCTGCTCTCGCATCAACCGTTGTTGCTCCAGCAACTTCTGCCCGACCAACTGCTCTTGCAGTTTCTGAGCGTAGACGTTCTTCGCCATCTGCTGTCCAGCACTCAACCCTTGTGCGATACCTGCACCCAGGCTTGGACGAGTAGTGGATGGCGCTGCGGCTTGCAACAGGCCCATGCCGATACCAAGCAAACCCTGTCGCTGGGCTTGCTGCTGTAGCAGGTTGGCTTGCTCCTGACCTAGCAGACCAGGAAAGTAGGACGGTGCTTGCGGGAACAACTGAGCGAGAATTTCATCCATGTTCACAACAGCGAAAGTCGCCGCCTCTCAACAAGTTTAGGTTCCAACAGGCTAGCAAGACCACCGTAGTTCACCGCTTGAGGTTGTCCTCTACGGATTCCACCGGGAGATGGCATCTGTGTGCGAGGCTGAGACTGGCTCAGCGCACTCATAGCACCACCGAGTGATGGCATCTGGAATGAGCCTGGGAGTTTGCCGGTTTCAATTGCAGCCTGTTGGCTCGGACTAATACGATCCATCCAACTGAGATCGGCCCCACCGTACATCGATGAACCTGATGCACCAGAACCAGCCCCAGCAAAGTCGCCACTCATCGACCGCACAATCGGCTCGAATGGTTTTCCTGTCATTGGAACATCACCAGCTGCTTCTGCCTGAGTTATCCAGTCAGACAACACAGGCGCAACGTCCTTCCTTGCAAGCGCACCTAGTTCGCTAGCGCCTACCGCACCCTCGGCAGCACCCCCGGCAGCGCCAGCAGCATTGCCAAGCAGACCGCCACCCATACCACCCAGCGCAGCACCCATCAATGCGCCTTTGAACGGGTCGTCCCTATTGGTAGCAGCACCAGCCACTGCCCCAATAATCATCGGCTCCATTCCGCTCATGCTCGGCTCCCGTATGCACCCAGCAGACCACCACCAACCGCAGCAGGTACACCGTATCCAGCAGGACCACCCAGAGCGTAGCCAGCAGCAGCACCACCGAGTGCGCCTAGCAGCGGATTGCCAATGATCGGCTGAGTCGCAACCATGCCGCTCGGTGCGCCATAGACAGACCCCAGGAACGATTGCAGCGCCTGATACGGTGCCATCTGACCGTAGTTGAATCTAGCAATATCTGCTGCCATCTGCCGCTGAGCATAGTCCTCAGACATCGCACCAACGTTAGCAAGACGCTGAATGTCACCGTACTGGCTTTCAGCAAGAGCGGGAGCACGAGTAGCTGCGGCCTCTTGCAGTTGACGCTCACGAGCGAAGTTCTCGTAAGCCAGTTTCCCGGCAATGTCAGACAATCCGGTAGCCAGCGCACCCTCTGCTCGACCTTCCATCTGACCCAGCGCACCGGAACCGTATCGGCCAGCAGACGATGCGGCAGATCGAGCGCGGTTGATAGCGTCCATGTACTGCATCTCAACAGGACGCGCAGCCGCTTGGAAGGCTCCCTGAAAGAACGGAGAGCCTCCAAGGTATCCACCCTCTACCGTTGCCTGTTGCTGGCCTAGTGCAGCCTGTGTCAACGGAGACCCAGCCCTCGCTCGCTCGGCAGCGGCTTGCATGGCTTCCGTCGTGTATCCACTCGGCCCGACGTAGGTCTGACCGGGATAATACTGTGGAGGACCGCCCTGATATAGACGTTGCGCCTCGCCAAGTCCGAACTCAACGTAAGGCTTAAGAGTCGGATCTAGCTCCGTCCGACTGACTTGTTGACCACCACCACCAGCCATATCACACCTCTGCTATCCACTTCCGTGGCTTAAATCCGTATTTCTTCGCTATACGCTGCCAGCCAGGACGGTTGGAATCAAACGATATTTTACGCGCACCACCCTGCTTAGCAATCGAAAACAATTCCGACATACCGTCATCCATCATCCACGCTCCCCAACCACACCAAACATGGAGCGTGTCACCCTGCGGTTGTACTACGCCAAACCCATCACCCAACAGATACAACAGCGATCTTCCGGCATAACAATCAGCGTATACATCCTCTGGAATCCAAGGCTCACCGCTCGCCTCTTTCACTTCCAACAACCCTGGTCGTATCCTGTCCCAGATTTGCCGTAATTCCTCCGGTTGAACATACCTAGCCGAGTACGACATACCGATATGTTTTGTCCGAGGTTGAGTTTGCAAAATGGTTGACGGTGCAACTGCCAAACAACTGATTAGATGCGTAGATGTCAGATGAGGACGATTCGTCTACTTTGTTGATTGTGACAATCACACTCGGCGTTGACGGACGAGTCGGGGTTGTCTGCGTTGGGATTTGCTCTAGGCTGACATCAGTTGAAGTTGTTGACCACATCAACTGAACGTAGTCACCCGCTGCCAACTGAATGTAAAAGTTTAGCGCAGCAATCAGATGTCCATCCGTTCCACCGTGACTGTTAGGCACCGAAAACTTACTATTCGACCCAGCGACATCCGTACCGTTCTTGCGGAACCATACGTCCACATCCTGAATGGCAACGTTGCTGTTCGCAAACTGAATCGAAAACTGAATGTTGTAGACGCCAGCAGAGCGAACGGTAATCTGCGAACTGCTTACAATCGAAACACCAACTGCGTAGTCCGTGGTGTCAAGCGTAATGGCATAGGCAGCAGTCGTGCTTGCCGCTGTCTGGTCTGTAGTGTCTTGAAACGCCCCGTAGGGCACTGCATCCGCTATGGCAGCAGCAGAGTATGGGACGAACAGAATAATGCTGTCTGGGCTGATCCTAGCGTCGTACAGGGTGGTGCTTGTGGCGTTCCCCGTATCAAGAGTCAGCAGACCGACAGAGTTAATCTTGCCGTCAAGAACTCGGTTGACAACCTCGGCAGTCTCTCGCGGATTGCCACCCTGTTGAGGTAGCCGACGAAACATTATCGGCCTCCACAGGGAACGAGATCAAGGTCAGTACCTACAGCGGTGCTCCAGTTGCCAGTCGGTACAACAGACAAGCGATGATACTTCCCGCGACTGCGTAGAGACACGCGATTGTCACTATCAGCAGCAACAGGACTCGCATAGCTGATGTTCCCGTCGAGTCGTTTCCTGGACGCTATGGCAACAGTCGCAGAACCCCCGTCGATGATCGGCCTTGCAAGCGTTGCGAGAGTCTCAAGACCCTGCGCCTCAATATCGCCAGTCTGCAACGTAGCAGTAAGAGACGCACCGCCAAACGAAATGATCTTAGCACCGTCAACCCCTCCGGCTAACAGTTTTCCACCGACCCATACGCGAGAATCCAGGCTTGCAGGAACAGTGTCTAACGTTGGATACAGCGCACTCAATGCCTCAAGATCCGTTCCGCTAGTCGCAATCGTCGAGATGTAATCTGCTGTCGTGTCTCCGTGGCTCCACTTGTCCGTAGACCAGTTGTACACCAACAATTGTTTGGCAGCGAAGATATCTGTAAAGCACCACGTTACAGTCTTATTGACCGGATCAACTGCTGCCGACATCTGGTCGAACTTACCAGGATCGCAAATATCGAAGAACCAGCGATCTACACGCTCAGCCCCGATAGGCTTCACCTGCTGCCCGTCAGTCATGTAGAAACCATCGTCTGACAGGAAGTAAGTAACCGCTCCATATCGCACAACAGACCGAGATTCGTAGCACCCTAAAGCAGAGGTGACGTTATCGAACTGGAAGAACAACGGTGCGCCGACATAGGTCATGCGAACGATTGAACGCTCCAGCAGGACAATGCCGAACTCACCACCAGTAATGCCGCGAATCTCGCCACCATCTGGAATGTCCTGCGTGTCCGATTGGCTTGCAACACCAGGAGTCCAGTCGGTCTCGTCGTTGATGTCCGACCAGTACAGACGATTAGGATACGTCGAGGTTTTGCCAGCAACTACAAAATCCCGGACGGTCGTCACAAACTGAGCAGTCGGCGCAGCAGCAGCAAGATCGGCAAAGTTGGACGATGAGCCTACAGTCCACGATTGCAACTTGTCTTGACCGTTTGCAGCGATTACCTTCTGACCGAACTGCGTGAACGTCCACAAAGTCGTTGCTGTGTAAGCAGACGCAGTTCTAGATACGTCCATCAGATACTTATACGAGACAGCAGTACCACCGGACGAGTAAGCCGTGTAACCCGTAGAGTTAACACCGTCGAGACTGAAGGTGTTAGCGTCAATCCTGGTGATCGTGTAGGTATTTCCGTTCAACTGCGTCATTCCGACAACACCGGAAATCGTCACCTGTACACCAGTCCTGAACCCATGACCGGCAGAGGTGATGACACAGGGATTGGCCTGCGTTGCTCCGGTGATCGTGACACTCTTTGTTGGGAAGTAGCGCCACAGATAGTTAGCACTTGCTCCAAACAACACAGTGTCAGCGACCCATCGACCCACATAACAAGTCAACAGATTTTCTGTGGCAGCGTTAGAGAAATCGGCAGCAGATGGCATCGGCCCGTAACCTACAAGCGTAGGCAGGACGTTCTTTGCCTCAACCAGACTATCCGCTATTCCCGGACGGTCTGGCGTCCACTGACCGAAATTTACTCTCATTCTTCTTTCTGCACCTGCTGCTCAACCTGTGCTTTCAGCTTCTGCCACAGCGCAACTGACACTTCCAATGGCAGTTTGCCGAGGCCCATTGCAAGGATGTTGGCTTCTTCTACCGTAATCTTGATCTCGAACTCTTGCATTATGCCGCCCAGGGAAGTGGAGGAGTGACCGTGACCGGATAGGCTTGCGCTTGAATCTGCGCGTTGACTGCCGCTTCGGTTGCGTCTTTGTCTACACCGTTCGCCCAAATCCAACCCAGCACCTGCTCTTGGGTCAGATCAGCGTAAGGCGTGAACGAGTCGGTCGGCGCAGGAACGGAGCAGGTCGAGTAGACGCTGCCAGAGTAAGACTGGCCGTTGATCTCTTGCGTGTCGCTGCATTGCCAGTGAACGCAGTAGACAACATCCTGATGGTCGCCTTCCTGCACTTGGCAGTTCATCGCGCTGATGTTCCAGTTCATATTAGGCTCCCAGCGAGGCTACTTTTGCCTCCAGTTGTTCAATCCGGGCCATTGCTTCTTGCAGGGCAACAGCGGCTTTCATCAGCAGCACAGATGTCTTGACCGACTTCGTAGTGGTGCCGAGATCGTTGCCTTCTGCGTCGCGATCAGGCGATTCTTCAACTAAGCCGGGCGATACTTGCTCAAGCTCTTGAGCCACCACACCGAGCAACGCTGGTGCGTCTGGGTTAGCCGCAACATCGGCTTTCATTCGGTATTTGCGGAACCGGACGGCTTTGAGGTCAGCCCATTGTGATCCAGCGTCTACAATGTCTTGCTTGAGCTTTTGATCGGAAATTGCGCCGTAAGAACCGTTGGTGTTTAACGCATTACCTGAATCGCGTACAAAAAACTGGCCCGTAGCATTCCCGTTAGAACTGCGAATCAAATCAAACGACGAATTCGTCGTAGTTCTATCTCCAAATATATCTAAAACGCCCGAAGTATATGTCGCATTAGTCGCTCGAACTAGCACCCCGCGAGAGTTGGCGGTTTGATACAACTCGTGGTATGTGCCGGTGCTGCTGTCGTACGATCCGCTATTACTCGCCTTGAAATACCCACCCGACGTAATCCGGGCGCGTTCGGTCGCGCTACCATTAGCTGCGTTGGTATTCCAAACGATGCGGGTTGGCGGGTTTTGGCCGGATGTAAATGTGCCGTCTACCTGCACGACCATGCTGTTGAGATATGTGTAAGCCGACCCTTGGTAGGGAGCAACTCGGAGTCGTAAGAGGTTATCCCCGTCTTGAACGGCAGTCGGCGACGCGGTTGATCCGCGAGACTTAATAAAATCGAGATCGGTCGTAAAGGCGTTGTCTGTGTTCCGGATAAACCCGACAGCGCCATTGGTTCCATCGGTTTGAACAGTCAACCTGCCGGAGCTTGTTGTTGTCCCAACTAGCAAATCCCCACCCGACGTTAGCGTCATGGCTTGGGTTAGTGCAGAAGCTATTCCGTCTGCCGAACCAGTCGTGCTGCCCGTTGTGTGCCACTCATGGGCGCCGGTCAACATTCTATATAATGTAGCTCGTTGGCCAGTGGAGATATATCGCCAGTTAGAAGGACTTCCTCCGAAGTAAAGATTTGACCCCAACATTGTGTTGTTGTCGCTAAAGAAATTTGCCAGAGCACCAGCGCCAAATTGAAAAATTTTATTGAATGAACTCCAGTTGGCGTTCGGCGTCACCCCTAGCCCGAGGTTGCCGGAGGAGTCGATACGCATCCTTTCAGTCGTAGACGAACCGACAGGAGAGAATTGAGACACCGCAAAATAGCCAGCCCCGCTACCATCCGCCGAATACACAAGATTCATGTATGAGCGGAAATCTGCAACAGCGCCTGTTTCAATATATGCGGGAGCAACTGCCGCGCCAGCACTTAGGGCTGTCAACTGCAACATGGCTTTGCCAGAAACAGTCGTAGCGCGGGCTTGAATACTTGGGACGTTTGCAGCAACAGGATCAGTCGTGCTTACCGTGGCGGTCTTGTAAACATCTAGCTTTGCAACGGGGTTTAATGTTCCAACCCCGACGTTGCCGGAGGAGTCTAGAACTACTCTGGACGTGCTATTTGTTTCGTCGTAAATTGTAAAACCAGATTGAGAAACTGTAGGGATGCCGCTAATAAGCGAATATGCTTGCCCGCTCGTGTTGTTCAGTCTAATTTTTGCATTTACTGGGTCATTAGCTGTAACGCTAATTGCTGCAACGGAACCGGATGTGTTAACCACATCTAATTTATATGTCGGGCTTGTCGTTCCAATACCAACAATTCCGCTTGCGTTAACTACAAACGGTGTGCTGTCAGGATTAGCCGAATCCTCTACCAGAATCGCATTGCCTGCGCCTGTCTGCGTGATGCGCAGTGCGTCGGTCGCGCTGTTCGCGCTGATGATCGCCGTAGCATTGATCGCAATGTCGCGCGGCACAACGTAGGTATCGCCCGACTGTGCGGCTTGAATCTGGGGGACTGCTGTATTGAGAAGAAGTACCTCGTAAGCGGCCATGATCGTTCCTTAAATCGGGTAATACTCGGTTCCGTTACTCGTCTTAACGGAACTCGCTACCGTGTAATCAGTGCCTGAACTGTTCCTAACAGGCAATCCAATCGTGTATTCCGTACCGTTCGATGAGTCAACAATGAACGGTGCGCCAGGGACGGGGACATACCCACCCATAGTCCTGACGTTTGGAAGTTTGAGATTTATCCCAAGCAACATTACAGCAGTCCAACAATATTGCTGGCAGTCGTATTCGTTGACCAAACCCGACGAGCCATAACAGGCAGGATTACCCCAGCAGGAACGTTGTAGAAGATCACGCTTCCACCACCAGTATCGTTAATCCTGACGTTGCCAGACCCACCAATGTACAGAGCGCGAACCGGAGCAACCAGATCGCTATCAGCAGGAGTAATGGCAATGCAGTTGACAGCGCAACTGTCTGGAGTCGTTGAGAATGGTGCAGCCATGTTAGACCTCTGTCCAAGAATTTGAACCTATTGAGGCAGTTTGCCACGATTCACTTATCGGAACAAACGTTTGCCCAGAACTATTTAGAACACTAGAAAGCACAACGTAACCTTGATTCGCTAGAACTGTGTACGACACTTGATACTGCGTACCATCACTGTCTAAAACGAGATAACCAACGTTTGACGGGTCAACCTGGTTCCAAACATTGCCGTCACCCCTAACCTCGTTCCACCCATCGTCTGACGTAATGACAAGCGAACTGAATGGTGCCTGGGAGAAGGACGACAGACCGAACATCAGTAGCTTACCTCTGTCGTCTCTAGCCTACAGACCCAGCGAATTGTTGTCGATGCCTGTCCTGTAACAGTGACAGCCAAACCACCATTCGTCGTATCCGCTGACAATGCTACCGTCCAGGTTGACGCACCAGCGTCGCCATACGGACTCGCTACCGTTGATCCCGTCAACGTAGTAGCCGCAGCGTTAGCACCACGCTTGATCTGACCGTCGAACGTCCAGGACTTTGTGTTCCCACCACCAGTCACATTAGCAATGACGGTGCCGCGAAAGTACACAGCAGAATTGTCAGCGAGCACTAACTGGTTGCTTAATCCTGCGGCAGATGAGTTCGACCGCATGACAACTGGCGTTGCATTTGTCGTCTGCACACCTAGCACTAACAGTCCAGCTTGCGAAACACCTGCTGCCGCCGCTATTGGAGCATTGCAAGCAGGGAAAATGTGCATCCCAGTAATGCCGCGAGTTGTCCCGTAGGCACCACCAGATACAAACGAATAAATGCCATTGGCAGCGTTGTTCGAGCCACCAACGATGACCGCACCTGTGACTGTTGCGTTGTTGCTTTGACCACCTACAACAACACCATACGATCCATATACGCGGTTTAGATAACCACCAACGATTGACGCATGAGTGATCGAGGACAGATCAGCGTTGGATTGTCCTCCAACCGTTACGCTATAACTTCCAGTGGCGTTATTGACCGTCCCGCCTAGAACTGATGCGTAAATCCCAGACGCTGTATTGGTGGACCCTCCAGCAACAGCAGAATACAAACCGCTAGAAGTATTCCTAGAGCCTGACAGAATAGAACTTGCTAGACCAGACGCGACTTGCGTAGAACTTGATCTGCTCAATTGCCAATCAACTGCAAACAACCCTCGCTTGTCACCACCTGTGCTTGTGCCATCAGGAATCCGTGACAAAAGCGCACCTGATCCCTTTGGGATCAAAGCAAGATCACCGCTAACGGTATCAACCTTGGCAGTTAAACTTGCAACGTTGACGCTATTGTTTGGTGAATCCGTGTTAGATGCAGTCGTAACCGGCAGAGTGTCAACTGTTACCGACTTGTCAGCCGCGTAAGTGCAGAAAACGTCTTTTACTCCAGACGAAAACGCAACCTGCGTGTTGTTATTAGAACTACCAAGCACAGTATCCCGGCTCAACACTCCACCGGAATACGTCCCAATCCCGACCTCCCACTCTGCAACACCAGCAATGCAGTAGTAAGTGGTATTGCCTTCACCGATAGAACTGAATCCCTGATAGCCCGCACAGCACCAGACAGAGTAATTGACCCCGTCCCACTCGTCGTGGTCGTCTCTTTTACCCTGTCTTTGAGTACGAATGCCATTATTGGCTCACCCGCATGGTCAACGGTGATGCGCTGAACTCAGCATCATCGTCGGACTTGGTAAGACTCGTGATCCCACGCTGATACAACCCGGCCCATGTTGCCAGCCGAGCGTCGTTCATGAGATACGGCTCAGCTTCACCCAGGGTGGCATACAGCAGGCAGTCCATCGCATTCACCGTCCAGACGTTTGTCGTCTGCGTGTCAGACAGATACGGTGGAGCAGCGTAATACAGCATATAGAGCGTGTAATTGCTGTCAGGATATGGTGCAAACTTGAACTCGTTTGCCAGGATCGTGTACCGAGTCGGCTTGCCGGCGTAAGTGCTCTGAGCGTTGCTCGTGAACAGTGACGGGGTGAGGTAAATCACCGGCTGGAGCGGGTCTCCATCGATGTACAGATCCCGCATCTGGAGGAAGTCAGACGGTAGCTGAACGGTAGCGTCACCACTTGTTGTCGTGGTCGTGACGTTCTTCAGCATCTGCCGGATGCGAAGTTCTCGACGTAAACGAATCTCAGCCAGCCGAATAAAGTCAGGAATCTGGCTACTTAGATCGCTTCTTGCGAGATAGTTTGCGACCGCTGTTTGTAGGTCGCTGTACGTTGTCAGAGCCATACTTTACGTCATCCCATCCGAATGTCTTGACTCCGATATGCCCGATGTGCATCGACAATTCGTGGTCTACCCAGACGGGAATGTCGTTTTCCATGCACCTGACACAGAATGTGACGTCTTCCCCAATCACGTTCCCATGATCCGTCCAGATTACATCAAACCAAGGACGGGGAACCTTTTCAAACACTTCCTTACTGACAAGTGTACAAGCAAATCCAACTGCTGTCACCTGTTCAATTCCCTTCTTGCCTCGACTCTCGACCTTGTGCCAAACCTGATACGGCTCGCCTTCTGCCTTTCCTTTCAGCATCTCCCGCTCAATCTTGAGATTCAGCGCAGTAGGGAGAATCGGCTCTCGTCTGGTCGTGGCATTTACCCCAATCATTGATACCTGTCTGGCTTGCAGGACTTCCAGTGTATTAGCTGGAAATCGCTGATCCGAGTCAATCCACAACAGTTGATCGGCACCCCACTCTAAAGCCTCTGATGCAAGTTTCTCGCGCTGGGTAAAGATCAGCGTCCCAGGCATCTGCAACAACTGCACATCGTTCACACCACGTTTGGCCTCGTAGGCACAGAGCCTAGCAAGGTCGAAACAGAATCCAGACATCACTTCGTCCCGGCATGGGACACAGATTGCAACTTTCAAACGGACCCCGGATAGGTTCGCCAAACTCGGTTATCAGGATGGTTCAGCCACGCTTTAAAACGCGCTTGGTCCTGAACCGCGAATCCACGCATGATGCCCTTTTGGTTTAGGTCATCAATTACAGTGTTTGGGATTCTAGCGATATGCGTCATCACCTGATCGACTTTTCGCGTCGCTTGGTTGACTTGTCGCTTATTGGCTTCAACGATATCGGTGACGTCCTGAGTCGTAGCCAGAACCAGATTGCCCTCTACTTCGTGAGCAACGGTTACTCTGTCACCGTTTGTTGAGAATACTTTTGGCATAGAAGTGGGGAGAGGTTGCCCCCTCCCCTTCCCGATTACAGCGCGGGGTTAAGGTCAGCCACCAGAGCATGAGCAGCTTCGTTCCGCATTTCCAGCGTGAACTCAGCAAGCAACTGGGTACGCTCCGAGTCACCGATCTTAGCAAGATCGTTCGTCTGGAACGGACGCAGATATGCAACCGCAGCATATTCTGGATCGATCAGGAATGCATCCCGAGTGCGAACAAACCTATCAGGAGTGACCGCGAGAGTTCCGAAGTCGCTCAGATAGACATCAGCCGCGCCAATAATGGTGGTCGGCTCAGGAGCAGTCAGGTTGTAACGCTGTGCAGCGATACCAGCAAAACTGGAAACCTTCTGCTTGAGACCGGAACCAACAACCAGCATCGTGGGATTGCCACCCGAATCAAACG